CCTTTGTGGCCGAAATTACGGTTTTATCTTTTATAGTTGTATATGTTCCATCTAAATTACTTTTAACCGTTCCCAGAGCAGCAGCCGTTTCTAATAGTTGCGTCTTAAATCCAATGGTGGCCATGTTAGCGTTTTCAATTGACTTCCAGTCCAGCAATCTAACGGATCCCTGTGATAACGCTTGACCAAAATTGTACATTGCTCTTGCCGCTTCGTTCGTATTCGCGCCAGATTCAGCAGCAACATTACTGATACCCTGAATGGCTATGGCTGCTTCTTTAGAACTTAAACCAGCATTGGTAAATTTACTAATGTTTTCGGTCATGTCCTGAAAAGAGTAAACCGTTCGATCTGAATATTCATTCAGTTCGTTAATACTCTTTACGACTTCGTCTAGACTTTCTCCTGTTGCGGACATAACTGTTCGAATGGCATTAACCTTCGTTTCGTATGATCCAAAACCAGTTCTAATAGCATCTAGTCCTATGAAAGCTTCAAAGGCCTTCTTACTAAGTTCGATTAATGAATTAGTGATGTTCTGTATCGCGGTAAATCCTACGATGCCAAGAATACTAAACTTTGAACTGATTCGTTCTATACCATCAGACATAACGCCGAAATTGACCCGATTAGCTTGGGCGTCTATGCGTTCTAGACCTTTTGCTGCGCCTTCGAAATTAAGACCCTTTTTTAAAGAATCAATGGATTTCAAACTTTGCGACACACCAGTTTCAAATTTGGTATTATCGAAATCCATCTTAACGGCACGATTATCAATTGTAGTTGGCATTATTTAGTTACCTCCTTCCAAATATCTTCTGCTAGCCTATCTAAAATAGGTTTCATTGCAGGATTAATAAAATCCCTTCCTTGCACATAGGTTCCAGACCTAGTTGCGTGTCCATATTGTAATAAGATAACAAGAGGTGTATCTCCGGCCATAACAGTATTATACCATTCGAGGGAATATCCATTGCGCCGTTTCTTTATTCTATAGTCCCATGCGCCACTTGTTTCTCCAGTATCAACCGGTGTGGCAGAAGCCAAAGCAGTAACTCCAGCCTCTCCATATACTTTTAAAATACGATTAAAATCGTTTCTTTTTGTAGAATTAAGAAGTTTTTCTGTATTGGCAAAAGATCCTTTATGGGAAAATATAACTCGCATAAAACCTCCTATCCGTTGGTGTTTAGTTTGGTTTTTCTAGCCGCATTTAATTCTCGTATTTCTTTTCCTACATCGGCTTTACTACGTTTACTTGGTTTTTGATTCTTTATGTTACAAACTTTTATTAAAGTCAGTAACCTATTTAAATGCCACTTCTGACATTCAAAAGGAATTTGGAACATTATCATCCAATAATATATAAGTTCCGAAGTAACGATCTCTCTATTTGGAGTAGATTTTAATTCCCTGAAAGTTGTTGCTGTCATGGGATCATCAATATAGTCCACTATAAGACCGATAGTTTTCTGATTAAGGTGATTATATACATCTTCGTTAACGTTTTTTGTAATCGTCATATGTCGTATATAGTCAAGTGTTTCTTCTCTCGTTTTCGTTTCTTTTGTTAAAAAGGGTCGCTTCCACTTAGCTTCCCATTTACTTAAAGAGACGAGAGAATGTTCCAGAATTAACTCCGTCGGCTTAGTATAGATGAATTCGTCCTTTGCGTTGTCGTATAATTCTTGGCTATCAATTGAAATTTTTAACATCTCTCGCCTCTTAATATTCTGTTTATTTGTCCGCTGGTTTCGGTATGATACCATTAACGAAAGCTGTCATTGTGTCTGTTGTCGAGAGTAATTCTAAGAACAAGACATTAAACGCGTCTGTTTGCGAGAAGTTTCTAGAGATCTCTTCGCTCTTAATAAATCGTTTTCCATCTTCCGATTTAATGCCATAAGCCCTAAGAACGAATTCTTTAAATAGTCGCATGATCTCTTTCTGATCTTGTGACTGAACAATTTCGTTAATTGTGTTAACGAAACCTTGCTTTTCTGAAACTTCCAATTCAGTAATTTCAAACTCATTCAAGTTGAAATAGAAATCTTCCTTACGTTCTTGACCATTATAGTCAACGTATTCAATAGTTTTTTTAAGCATAGTGTGCTCTCCTTATCAAGATAATGGAGAACCCCACATTTCTATGAGGTTCTCACATTTTACTACCATTTTGAACTTTACGGAGTCATCGCAGCGATAACAGCATCTGGCAAGGGCAACAAAGGTTGCGTCGGGCCAACGTCATCACCATAAAGAATGACTTCAAGTGCTGCCAAAGAAGTCGGATCAGCCGTGCGCGAATCAATCACAATTAGTGAAGTTGGTGTAAAACCAGTCACAGGTACCGGTGTCGTTGCAACATCAAACGAGAATTGGATCGCTTCGGGGCTATCATTAATGGTCTGATAGGCGCGTTCGCTCGGGGAAGCCAAACATCCATAAACCAAATGCAGTTTATAGCCAAGGGAGTTCCCAGCAACATCATTACCAATGTTGGTCTTGTAAGAAAGACCAAAGACCGTACGACTTTGCTGACCAACGATCACACCAGCAACAGCTTCAGCAATACCATCGCAAGCAGCGAATTCGTCAGGATACGTATAGCATTCCAACGTTAGATCGAGTTCCTCTGCCGAAAGCAGATTCAAATACTTAATGTTATCTGCATATAATTTTGTTGCTTCCGCTCCGCCGGGAGTTTCTGTTACTGATACCAAACCGTTCCAAGCAAAACCAGTATCATAATCGCCAGTACCTTCGTCACGAATGTACAGAACGCCTTGTGAAACGCCGGTTTCGAAGAACTTTTCGCCATCACCATCCCAAGTAAGTAGTTGAGCCATAAAATTTTCTCCTTTTTAATAAAATAAAGTGAATACATCATGATGCAGTTGATCTGCCACAAATGTTCTATCATGAGAACATCTCGGCAATTCAGCTACTTTATCCGGTATGAGACTATCCGGATCATCATCGATAACGGTTACAGAATATTGTTTCTCGTGTTTATACGGTAAGTTGTTGGCGAACCCAGTGTCTATACGTGATCGTTGATAGACTATACATGGATAAGACATCTGAAAACTTGGTGGTGGTTGAAAATACACATTACTGCTACCCAATGTAGACATTAGAATATTATGTAATGCTAGCCTAAGCCCCATTATACACCTCCCCCAAACTTAAAACAAGACGAGGTCGTTGGTGTTCGATTGCTTTTACTTTCCAAGCAACCCCGTCCCATTTAGCGTACCGTATAGTTGATAAATTCATGGCCGTTGGATCTGCTACGATCGCAATTCGTGTTGACAACACAACATTGTCGTTTAGACTTAGTCCATCGGCAACATTTTGCGCATTTCTCATAAATTCACCAACAAATTCACGTTCCGTTATCACTTGTTTAAATATGCCACTGTTAGGAGGTTGTTCCTCAGTAGTGGCAAATCCTATATAACCGTGAAATCTTGCCATGTTGAATTAACTATCTGCTATTAAATTTGGAACCGCTCAACGCACAAGGCGCTCTTGGGGTTCAACAACGAACCAGACATACGAGTTTCGATCAAGTATTTGTACTGGTTGTAATCGATATCGAAATCATCAAACTTCGAGATCTCGCCACCCTTGTCGGTACCATATGTATAGTCATAGGGGTTAACCATGATACCAAGCAGGTCAGCCATTACGGCACCACCAGTATCACGTTCAACGTTCTCAAGCACCTCTACCTCAATGATGTCAGCGACGCGCAGTTCTGCGGCCAATTCAGCAACAGTCTTGTAGATGCGACGATCGGTCGTGTCTTTGAGCAGAAGCATACCAGTCAACACTTCGTTGGTCGTGTAGAAATTCGGGGTGCCCTTGCCTTTATAGTTCACGCGAGCAACATGGATAGCATCAATAATATCCATATAATCGGTTACAGTGCTTGCCAACTGCAGATAATGCACGAATACGGTGCTATCACCATAGATCGGGCGGATCTTGGCGGGGTCAACAGCATCGGAATCAACACCAAACGTACGACCATCACCAACCAGAGCGGCACGCGCAGCTTCCTCACGCAGCATGAAATCCATCTCGCGCCACATCCACATTACGACATTAAAGTCAGTAATATCAACGATGTCATCACGGTCAAGTTTCTGTTTCTTGTAGATCGTGGTAGGTTCAGTGGTTCGTTTTAGAATCGGGAATACCTGTTCGATCTTCTGATCGCCGGTAACGTAACCTTTTGCACGAGCTTCGTCTGCGGTCAGATCAGCCCAAAGTTTCTTAATGCGGGAAAATGGTTGATGTCGAGTGTTAGCCATCCAACCAGCAACCCAACCCATACGACGGGTTTCGAAAGTAGGTTCGGGATCAGCCGTGCGAGCATCGGGGAACAAATAAGCAATATCGTCGATACCATAAGTACCAGCATGTTCCAAATGATTCCTGATAGCATCCTGCAGTGAGCCATTGGTACGAGCATCCTCAAGGATGGCAACCATATCGCTATGGCTCAGCGTGTTCTGTCCAGTCTCTTCGCCGGAACCGTCAAAAACGTTCTTTTTCATAAAATTTTCTCCTTCTTCGGATTGTGATAGCTCGCCACCAGCTTCAAGTGCAGCGGCAAGTAAAGCATAAAACAAATTTTTCTCACCTTCAGGAAGCTTACCAAAAGCTTCAGCTAAAGTTTCTCCGTCCTCGGCATGGGAAAGATCTTCTTCTGATTCTTCGCCAGCCTCCTCAGATTCTTCAGATTCCTCAGAAGCATCCTCGGGTTTCTCGTCCTCATGTTTGATCTCTTCTGGAAGATCTAATCCAGAATCTACGAATTTAATGATCGCCTCTTCCTCAAGCTCGGTTTCCGAACCATCTGCATGTTCCATGCTTAGGTGATCAATGAAAGCGCCGGGATTTGCTCCCGATAAAACCAAACTTACCTCGCGGATCATACCACTGTGCACAAGTTTGTCTTGTTCTTTTAGCTGATTAGCATAGATAGACAATGCAACTACATCGCCATGCATAACCAATACCTTAGCATTCTGGCCACGTTTAGTTTCGTTAAAGAAACCATTTACGTAAACGCCATCATCACGATGCTCAAGAACACCATACCCAAGAATATTGTCTGGCTCATTGTGCAAATGCTGCCAAACCAACGGAACACGGGTACCATCAGCATGTTTAAATGCATTAGGAAGGATCTTTCGACCGTCAGAACAAAGCGTGCTGTACCTGGTGGCGTACCCACCAAAGTCAGATTTATTACTTTTGCCTGCCATTTTGATTTGTTTCTCCTTCTATAATTTTCGTTGAATCTTTACTTGGCACATCCGTCTGTGTTGGTTTAGTTTCTGTGCCTGCAGGAACATTTAGGTTCTTGTTTCGTAATTCGTTAGCCGTTGGGTCTTTACTAGGTACGAAACCAAGGACGGATCTAAATTCATTCCCTGTTAAGATTTCATTACGAGTAAACTTATCTGCAAACTCAGCTAAGTTCGCAGCGGTTACAAGGCCAAATGGATTCTTAAAGAACTGTATGGTTTGTCCCTGAGACCTAGCAGTTCTTGTCAGGAACTTTCTTCGCATTTCAGCAACAATAGCTGCTGCGACTGGATAGACGGTGCGGTTGTTATAGTTTAGAAATTCTTCTTCACTAGCTGTACCATCAAAAATCTTATCGGATAACCCTAACTGTCCATATAACATCTTAGTTAAGTATTCGATTTGACCCATTAGATTGTTTTCGGCTGGTCTATTCAGTTGAACAATCTTTTCTGTTCCGTCCGCATATGCAATCCCATATGGAGAATCCTTTAACTGTTGCTCAATATTACTAATTCTTTCTGCAGCTTGCTGTTGGCGTGCTTCGCTTCTAACAACATATGGTAATTGGATGATCAAATCTAATTTACCAGACCCAGATTGCTGGTCAATAGCATCTAATAAATTTAGTTTTGCTATTAGCCGCTGCAGCGTCGAATTTGGTTCGTTCATTACGGAATACAACGGATTTTCAACAATACCAACTCTGGATTTCGGAAGGATCAGTTCCTCCTTTTCCCCAGAACGTTCATTGTATACCCGTAATCTAACATGTTGTGGAAACCATTCCAAAATCTTCCCAGTTCTCAAGCTTAAAATATCAAAAGAACCGTGTGTTGTCATGTTAACGGACGTATCAACTGGTACAATTGCTACCGCACCTTCATCGAACATAGACATAACAACATCCATGATAAATGCCAATCCACTCTGATCTATATTCGCCTCATTGGTTAAACAATCGTTCAAAGTAGACTTAATTGTTTCCAAATAGTTTTCATTCTCATCAGTACGAACATGTTTCATAGAAAGCATTGCCACGTCTATCGCCCCTCGATTATAAATGGCCGAAATAATAGAGCCTTCTGTAACAGGTGTTAGTATCGATCGATGTCTTGGTCTGGAATATCCAGGACCAACTTCACGAATATATGTAGGATAGCCTTTTTCTTGATCTTTGAATGCGTTCCAAGCAGATTTGAACCACCGGGTTAACACATTACTATTAGCCACATAATACCTCCTCGATATTTAGACTTACTTGTTCGTTTCATTCTAAGGCCTCCTTATGTGCTTTGTAGGCAACATATGCGTCCATTAGTGCCGAAACATTATCTATCTTTTGATCGTAACGTTTTTTGAGAAGTTTTCGATTTCCATTTGTGTCTTCTAACGTTATGGCGTTTCCCATAGAAAACGACATTAATTCTTCGTCGAATAGTAACATACCATCTTCGGATAATGTCTTAAGTTCTCCAAGAGGAACAGATTCTGTTCTAGAACCTTGAGCAACCTTCTCTATAGCATAGGGACCGTTCTCTAGCATCCATCGTTCAACGAATTCTTTAGCGTTATAAGGGTC